CAATATTGAAAAACGGAATTTCAATAATTCAAACACCAACTGATGACGGAAAATACATGGAAACAACATTTTTGCATACTAGTGGTGAGTGGATTTCTGGTTTGTGGCCGATACTTTGTCCAAAGTACGAAAGTCAAATTTACGGATCAGCTACAACATATGCCAAGCGATATGGCCTTTCGGCTATGGCAAACATCTCTGCTGAAGAAGATGACGATGCTGAACTAACAAAACCAACTGAAATAAAAAAGCCTATGCCAGTAAATAATCAAAAAACAGTTGCAGGGAATTTCAAACCTAAAGAGGTTCCAAAGCAAATTCCAAACACATCGGCATCAAAAAAAGAATACACTCCAGCGAGACACTTTGAATGATTCTAAACAGTTTTCCTATGGCACCTTCAGTTAATCAGACCTATAGATTTGGGAAAAGACGAATGTATAAATCTAAAGAAGCTGTGTTGTTTGATCGTGCCGTTACTTTATATTTCGCAACAATGAAGGAATTTATTTTCGGTAGCTTTGAAAGAGATAAAAAACTTAGATGTTCATTAGAGTTTCATTTTGAAGAATCTAAGCTCTTCTCAAAAAAAAGAACCATAAAACGTTTAGACCTGGATAATAGAATTAAATTAACTCTAGATGCTATCTCTAAACATTTAAATTTTAATGACTGTCAGATTTTTGAGTTAATGGTTTATAAAAGACTTTCATTTGATGACACTAATTATACGAATGTTGAAATATTAAATCTATGAAATTTATTTTAAGGTCTTATTGCGACTCTCATTTTTGCAGTCCTTGGATGCCAACACAAAACTATAAACGAGTTGAAAAGAAAGTTGCGAAAGATACCGAAGATTGCCCCGATTGTCATCATGCACTTTATTGGGAACGATCCAAGCTAGACGATAAGAAAAAAAATAGAAGAAAATCCCATATTAAATTATAATAAAAAAATGAATGATGAAGATGACGATCTACAGCCTGTAGAAGTTCCAATGATGGAAATTGTTACTCAAATGTCGCATGATGACAGAAAGCGGGTCCTCGACAATGGTAAGTATTTTTGGGACAACAATAAAAGCGGCATGTTTAAATCTTATGAAGAGTGTTGTTGGCAGGCGTTCGCTTTATATGTAGTTGATGTTTATGGTCAAGATGATTTAGCCTTGAACCATTGAAAACAGAAAAAGAAAAACCCAAAGAAAAAAAATGTAACAACTGTGAACAAGTATTTAAACCCACAAAGCGTTATAGATTTTTTTGTTTAAAGTGTAGAAATTCACTTGAGTGGAAAGGGATTTCTTGGCTTAATTGGTAAACATGAAAATACTAATCACAGGGAATCGTGGTTTTATTGGTAGCCATTTATTTAATTACTTTTCCAAACAACACGAAATATTTGGCTTTGATCTATTGGACTCACAAGATTTAAGAAATTACGAATCATGTTTGGAGCATACTAAAGTCGTTGATGTTGTATTACATCAGGCAGCTAGGAACTCAGTTCCATTTTCCATTGAATTTCCAGGTGAAACTTTTGACCACAACATAACAGGATTTGTAAATTTAATTAAGGCCAGCGAAGTGAATAAGGTTAGACTTTTTGTCTATGCAAGTTCAAGTGCGGCAAGTTGCCCTATGTCTCCATATGGATTTTCTAAAAGAGTCAACGAGTGTACGGCATCACTTTATAATTTAACAACTATTGGTTTGAGATATTTCAATGTTTATGGTCCTAACCAAAGAGATGGGAATGAACCGTATGCTCCAGTAATTTCTAAGTGGTTAAAAGAAAAAGAAATAAATATTTTCGGCGACGGTTTCCAGGAAAGATCTTTCACGCATGTTAGTGATGTTGTAAATGCAAATGAAATAGTTTTGAATGGCTACATGCGAGAAGATATGAAAGATAAAATACAACACAAGATTTTTGACGTCTGTGGGGATTCAATAAAGATTATTGATCTCGCTGAATACATGGCAAAAAAACTAAACAAGAACATAGTTTTTGGTCCAAAAAGAAAAGGTGATATCGTTACACCATTAAAAGAATTTGGATATTTAAACACAAAACTAAACTTTAAACCTATCTATCAAGGCATAGATGAATTGATCGAGGGAAAATGAATGTAGGAATATTTGGGTTAGGAGTCGTCGGTTCAGCACTGGCAAATTATTTAACTAAAACAACTAAACATAAAATTATGCGAGTGGATCCAAGGCTAAACTTAAACGATGATATTTCTAATTGTGTTGCCGTATTTATGTGCGTTCCAGTTCCAACAATCGAAACAACATGGGAACAAGACTTTTCAATTTTAGAAAGTTGTATGGAAAAGACCGAAAAGGATCAGATTGTTTTTATTCGCTCAACTGTGTTACCTTCAACTTGCGATAGGCTTTCAAAAAAGTTTGATAGAAATGTGATTTCATTGCCTGAGTTTCTAACGCAGCGTTACGCAGACTTTGATATGGAAACAATCGACATTTGTTCAGGTGCGAAAAATGACGCTAACGCTCAAGAAGTGTTGACTGATCTTTTCCCAAATAAACAAATAAAGCACTTTTTGAATTTAGAGTGTGAGTTAGGAAAGTTCTATAATAACGTTAATGGAGCTACATCGGTTCATATTTCGTCGATCATGTACCAAATGGCGTGTCAGTACGGAGTGAGCTATGAAAACGTTTTAATGGCAGGGAATACGCCGAAATATTTAGGTCAGCGCTATAGATCTCAACCTGGTCATGACGGCTTGCCAGGGTTTGGAGGCGAGTGTTTTCCGAAAGACCTTAAGAGTTTTGCTATGTTGACAAAACTAGAGTCACTAAAACATATCGTCATAGAAAATGATTTTCTTAGATCTAAGTCTTAATACGCACAGTCAGGAATAGCAACAGTTGTGCGGGTTTTGCGGGTTCGTTTTATAGTATATTTCACGGAAATGATCTTTACTTTCGAGACTAAAGACTATAAAAATAAGTCGCATCTTTAATTATTTTCTGGGCAGAAAAAGAGTTCCAAGATGCAGGGTGCCGCAGTGGCACCTTTTTATTTCCTGCAAATTATGTAAAGATTTTTGCAGGAATGTATAAAATAGAATACGTCGATACAAAATCACTAAAAGAAAATCCTAAGAATCGTAACAAACATTCTAAGTATCAAATCAAGCGACTATCAGAAATAGTTAACTATCAAGGCTTTAGAGTTCCAATAATAGTTTCAAGACAATCAGGATTTATAGTCGCAGGTCATGGAAGATTAGAATCAGCAAAAAAAAATAAGCTAGAAAAAGTACCTGTTATTTATCAAGACTTTGAGAATGAAGAACAAGAATACGCATTTCAAGTTTCAGACAATGCAATAAGCTCATGGGCCGAGTTAGATCTATCAGGAATAAACGATGATGTTCCTAGTCTTGGACCTGATTTTAATATTGATATGTTAGGGATTAAGGATTTTCAGATTGATGTGAGTGATAAAATAAATGAAAGCAATAATGATATTTTAGAAAACAAATGTCCAAAATGTGGATATATTGCGGAATAACGATTAAAATGTCATAATTAATAATGGCAAAAGGTAAATTCACAGGTGGAAGGCATTTTAAAAAGGGCCAGGTTAGTAACCCTGATGGAAGACCTAAACTGCCTCCAGAATTAAAAGAGGCTAGGAAAGTTAGAAAAGAAGATGTTGAAAAACTTCTGCATGAGCTTCTCTACATGGAGTCGCACGAAATAGAAAAGAAGTTGAAGGATCCTAAGTCAACTATTCTAGAACTTATGTTATGTAAAGTCGCAACAGGCGCAATAAACAAATCAGACCAGGCTAAACTTCAATTTTTACTTGATAGATCCATTGGACCTATTACGATAAAGACCGAGACAAAAGTCACGGGCAATCTTTACGACCAATTAAGAGAAGAGTTAAAAGCGAATGATAAAAGACAAGGTTTGGAGACTGAACAATCTTTACAAGATAAAGAACAAGAAATCTAACTTAGTCTATTTCCAACAAAACAAAATTCAAAGAATATTAAACGATCCAGCTAAGAGGAAAATAATCCTTAAGGCTAGGCAATTTGGAATATCAACTAACGAGATCATTTCTTGTTATGACGATGCGATATGGAACGATAATTACGTTTCGTGTATCTTAGCGCATGAAAATGACGGTATAAAGAAACTCTTTGAGATTGTGAGACGTGCTCATGAGTCTTTGCCTGAGAGTACAAGACCAGATCTTGATCGTGGAGGTGGATCCAAGTATGAGTTTAAATTTCCTAAGAACGGTTCAAAGATTTATTGTGATTTAGAGTCTAGAGGCGACACGATAAACAGGCTTCACATCTCTGAGATAGCATTTATAAAAGAGCCTGAACGAGTAATTGCGACTATGGAGGCTGTTCCTCTAGATGGTATCATCACTTGGGAGTCTACTCCAAACGGCATAGGTAACATGTTCTATGAGAAGTGGCAGGATCCAGGGCCATTTAAAAAGTTCTTTTTCCCGTGGTATATTTTCGACGAATATAAGATGAAGCCTCCAAAGGATATGATATTAACTGAGGAAGAATTAAGTCTTAAAGATTATGCCAAGAAGTTTTTTAATGTTGACCTGTCAAACGACCAAATAGAGTTTAGACGCTTTAAAAAGCACGATGCCAAACATTTATTCGTCCAAGAATATCCAGAAGATAGTGAAACTTGTTTCTTAAGTTCAGGAGATTCAGTTTTTAATCTAATTAAAATAAAATCATTGTTAGACAACTGTAAAAAACCAATAAAAGAAATTGACGGTATTAAGATTTGGAAAGAACGAGACAGTAAAAAGAATTATGTAATAGGTTGTGATACCTCGGAAGGTGTTAAAAAAGATTCTTCAGTCGCTCATGTTTATTCGCATCAAGATAGAGAGCTAGTAGCTACATTTAGGTCTAATAATATTAAGCCTTCTGATTTTGCTCATAAAATAAATGAGTTAGCTAATATTTATACTATCAAAACAGGTCTTAAACCTTTAGTGGGAGTCGAAAGGAATAATCATGGCCATGCTGTGTTATTAGAATTAGATGAGCACATCAGATATCCTAATATTTATGTTCATGTAGACGATAAAAAGGGATGGCTAACAGATCGAGTCACTAGACCTTTGATGCTCGACACTTTTATTGATGGGTTAGAGAATAACAATATTATAATCAATGATACTATTACTTTAATGGAATGTATGACTTTTATAAATGACAACGGAAGGCAAGAGGCCGCTCCGAATAAAAATGATGACTGTATAATGGCGTCGAGTTTGGCATTACAATTAATTTTAAGGTCAAAAAACATTAGTCTCTATAGTGACATTAAAAACAAAATCCTAATCTAAGAAGGAATTTAGATGGCAACTTTGAAGGTGTATAAGGAAGAAAATCTAATTGAAAAACTATACCTTGGGACTGTAGAAAAGACGGTCCAAGAATCTGCTTATTATGGTGCTTCCTTTGAAAAACCATTTAACACCGATGACCTTTATAAAAAGAAAGGCGATCTTTCTTTATATGAAGAGATGCTAAAAGACGATCAAGTTTTTATCGGATCTCAAATAAAAAAAGACATTATGTTAGGCCCTGGATGGGACATAGTTGTAGAAAGTGAAGAGGATAAAGATAAAGATTTTTTTAATGACGTTAGAGACGACCTTTATAAATCATTGACTGAAGATGTTGAAATTCCTTTCGATTCCTCCTTAGAGGAAATATTAACCAGTCAAGACTTTGGATTTTCTTTATCTGAAAAGGTGTTTAAGAGAAGAAAAGATTCATCTTTAACATTGAAATTTATTAAGACACGTCATCCCGATACTTGGCTTATTGAAACTGACTATCAAGGTAATATTCAAAAGTATTTACAGCGTGGGACTAAGAACGATATTGAGATTGATCCAGGGTCTTTGATACATATGGTGAATAATAGAAAGTTCCAAAATCCCTACGGCACTTCAGATTTAAGACCTGCGTATAATGCATGGTTTACTAAGCGTCAAATCATTCGATACTATGGAATATTTCTAGAGAAAGCGGCAAGCCCTACTCCTGTTGCAAAATATGATTTAAACGCTCCTCAAGAAGCTATCACAGCTATACATAATGCAATTCAAAAGTTTCAAGCTAAGACCGCTTTAACTATCCCTAAAGACATTGACATTGAATTTCTGGAATCTAAGTCAAATGGTGAGGCCTATATTAAGGGCATTAATATAATGAATATGATGATAGGTCGTGCTCTATTAATTCCCGACCTTGTTGGAATTTCTGGGAGTGAAACAGAAGGTGGATCTCATTCACTGGGCCAGGAACATTTGAATTTATATTATAGGCACTTGGAAAGACGAAGAAAATCACTTGAAGATATGATTAATAAACATATTATTAGACCGCTAGTTATAGCTAACTATGGTTTACTTGATATCATGCCTGAGTTTAGATTTCGTCCCATCAAAGAAGAAAATGTAACAGAAAACATGAAACTTTGGTTAGATTCTGCTAGGCTTAAATTATATGAACCGACAGATGAAGAAATCAATTACTTCAGATCACAAATCAACTTCCCAATATCCGAAATTGAGCGACCTGAACCGATGGGAATTTCTGGCCCTAATGTTACTGGTAATCCATCCGGTACTAATGGGGTTAATAGCACTAATGATGCTAATGATGATTTAAAAAAGGAAAAGAAATCCTTTAAGAGAATATTTGAACCGTCTGAAGTACAAAAAAGAGTTAACTTTAAGGCACTAGAAAAAGAGTTAGATTCTAATCTAGAGAATTTAATTAACACTATTAGACCAGTTGCAAAGAAGTCTATCGAGAGACTTATTGAAACAATTGAAAGTAAAAAGATAATCCAAAACGGTAATTTTGAAAAGCTAGACTCATTAAAAATGTCTGGTTTAGCTGAGATGAAAACTATAATTAAAAATCATTTGAAAAGTGGCTTTAAAAATGCCAAGGCGCAAGCTCAGAGTGAGCTATTTAGTAAAAAGTTTGGCGAGCCACTTCCTTCCGATGAGTTTTTAAATTTTCTTAATCAGGAGACATTTGATTATATAGGAGATTGGGACTATTCCATGATGAAGTGGTCTAAGATTAAATTAAGGCAAGCCATTAAGGACGGAACCCCTATGGCAGAAGTTCTTTATGATTTAGAACAAGAACTTGATAACAAATCGCAAGTTTCAATAGACAGATATGCTAGAACTAAATTCACTGAGGTTATGAATAAAGGTAGAGTCGAGTTTTTTAATGAGTCTAAAATAGTTGAAGGCTATGAGTATAGTGCGGTTATGGATGGCCAGACTACCTATATTTGTCATGGCCTTCACGGAAAGATGTTCGTAAAGGGGAAGGAACCAATTCCTCCAATGCACTTCAACGCATTACATAATGACTCAATAATAATTACTAGAAATGGAAGTAAATTAATAAGTGATATTTTGATAGGTGACAAAGTATTAACCCATAATGGTAATTGGCGTGAAGTTTATGATGTAATGAATAAATACCAGGATAAAGAATACCTAGAGATTGAATTAGAGAATGGAGAAAAAATAAAGGCTACTGGAGAACATCCTGTTTTTGTTTTGAGAAATGGCTCCCCCGCGTGGGTTAGGGCAGACCAATTAAATAGATTTGATGACATTATTTGTCTTAAGGATATTTGTGGTGTGTTCAATGTCGCATAGATGTTTTTTATTTATTCTCAATACATTATACCCGACACCATTGAGGTATTTATCCCTTTCGTCTGCTGCTTTTTTTCGTTTTATGCCCCATTTATCTGACGAATCTATTTCAATTATTAGCTTATCAATTAAAAAGTCTGCATTATATGGTCCTATTGCTGTTTGCATTTTAAAATCTATAGAGTGTTCCTCAAGAATTTTTTTAAATATAATCTCCTGTGGCAATAGTTTTTTTATAAAAATATTTTCCATTGTTTTTGCTCGTTTTTCTTTAACCCATTCTTTTTTTGCAGGGTTATTTTTTAACATTCGTTTTGATATGTTTTTAGCCCATTTAGAATTATATTTATTTAAACCAGTGGCCCAATGTTTAGAGAACTTATACCTGTTTTTTTGTGACTCGTTTGCCTTGTTCGTTTTTATACCTTCAAGAGCACACAACGTATATATAGAAAACCTAGTCACTCCTGATTCATTAGATAACCATAAAATAGATCGACCTTGTTTTATATGGAAATTATCAATTACATCTTTAAACGGCATTAGGAATTTACGTTCTATTATTTTTTTAGACTCATTATATTTCATAGATCAACAATTAAAATGCGGGATGGAAAATGTCAAGAATTAAATCTATTACAAAAAAAAAAATGACAAAAGACGACAGGCTTTGGAACCTAGCTG